CCCACCGCCGATCTGACGATAAATTTTTATTCGGAGTTCGTAACTTGCACCATCTGCTCCCGCTCTTGCTGAACCGTAATTAAGAATAATTTTTGACGAAGTTGCTGATGGTGTGATGCTTACGGCAAACGTGCTTCCCATCGTCGTGTAAGAGGTCACGTTATCAATACTGACGGAGGGGTCGTGATTCTGAGTCACTACAAATTGCAACACTTTGCCACCACCAAAGCCAGACACTGTTGCTGATGCGTGTGGCTGTACGGTTGTACCCGCCCCGCCTAATGTCAGATGGCTTCCAGACTCTTTGTCGATAGAATTTACGTTTATTGATCCCATTACACGATCACCCACGTTGATCCGCTAGGAACGGTTACGGTTGCTCCAGAATCTACAGTCACTGGCCCTGCGCTCATAGCATTTTCATTTGTAGATATACTATAACTTGTGGTTACATTTTGTTCATTCTCATAAAAAACTTCGTCACCACCTGCGCCTGTAGCCCCTGCGCTAACAACTCCCCAAGAAGTATCTGTACCGTCTGTGGTTAGATACTTTCCTGATTGACTTGATACGTTAGGAATAACAGCGGCAGTTGAGGTTGATGGAAAACTATTCTTAAGAACAGTCTTTACCATCCGAAGGTGGTCATCACCCTCTCCTACAGGATCGCCGTCAACAGGATTAGCAGATACTAATTGTGTTATCCAACTTGCTGTTTCTAAAGCCATTATGCGCTAGCCGCTGTTAATGTTACAGTAACCTCAAGAGTGTCGCCAGAAATAACAGATCGTGCAGAGCCGAAATCAACAGCCCCGTAGATTGTGCCTGACGTTCCAGACTTTGTGCTATTACTCACGATAAAGGCTCCTGCAATAGTAGCCGTACCATTAATAGAGTAATTAGCCTTACTTGCAGAGTTATCAATACTTCCTGCCGCCGCTGTACCTAATGTAAGCGTTTGTCTAGCGGCTTGACTGTAGGTAACATTTTCAGTCCAACCTGCGTGAGATGCCATAGTGTCACCTGCCGCTACAGAACCTGAATTCTTTAACCCTATATACCATGCGGTAATTTGTGTAGCGCCATCAAAGGTGCTAGACAGTACGTGGTTAAGACCCTCCGTAACAACCAAGTTCTTTTTAGTTACGTCCCATTTTAAATTACCTTCGGAGTCAAAACATTTTATGTTCCAAATGTTTTTAAGTCCTAAGTTCATATCGCTGTCATGTTTCATGTGCAAGCCTCCATCGGCTTTAAGGTTATTAGTTTGGGTAATCAATTTTAGTCCATACAGAGGTTGGGTCTGTTTTTTCTGTCCAGATTGTATTTGGGTCTGTTACGTCTGACCAGTTATTATTAGGGTCTGGCACTGGGTTCCATAGCAAAGTATCGCCATTAGAATAGGTCATAGTTATACCCATTGCAGTTGTTTCTTCATGCTTGGTATTGTTTATATAATTAGTAGCAATACTGTATACCGCATTTCCTATGGCAGTATGTACGCTTTCACTGGTTACATTTCCAGTGATATCAAACTGTACTGTTCCTGAAATAGTAAAGCCGCCAAAAGAACTATAGCCTTGATCTATACCGTAAGATATGGATTCTATGACATGGTGTTTAGTTTCTTTTCCTGCGGTTAAATTGACGCCAAGACTTACTGCGGCAATATAGTCTACCCCAACTAATAAAACTAACCCATTGTTTATAGTAAATATAGATGTTTCTGTTTTAGCGGGAGTATTCCAGTTAATGCCTATATTAGACCAATAGATAGGTGAACTGGCTTCAGCCCACGTTATAGGGGCTGTCATGGATACCCGCTAGTATTCATTACCCTCAGTGCAGAACCAGAGTGTCTATCTCTATTGTCTTGTTCTTGTAGGTCTGTAATAGCCTGTTGAAATGCTGTAGCCCATAACTGAACTCTAGGATCATTCATAATAAAAGGTTCTGCTTCTAGCATAGAACCATACAAGTAGACATCAGGAGCGTTAGTAAGAACCCAGTTGGTAGTTACAGTGCCGCTAAGATTCTCAAACCTTTCATAAAACAACATTTCTACAGTTTGTACTGTATCTGGTGTTGGGCCTAACTGAAGTTCATTAGCAATAATAGTATAAAACTTTGGAGTGCCATTAGCAGAACCGCCATATAAGCGGTCAAATATTTCAGGTGTGACATATTGCATTGGGGTTACAGGAGATGTATTAATCTGTAAATTACGCATTTGTATAAACCTAGAAGGTAATGCTAGGTTCTGCTGTCCTGCTACAGTAGATGCGGTTTGTTTAGACTCCATAGCACGAATACGGAGTAGGCGATTAAACCTAGACTCCGCTAATGCTATAAACTCTGGTATACGATCAGTCAGATCATCACGATCCATCCAGTTCGCTACAGCAGTTTTAAGTTCTGTGTAGTTTGATATAGCCATTATCTACGAGCAATATAATATACTTTGTCGTTAATTGGGGCAAAGTTTGTTTGTGTTGCGCCTGCTTGTCCGGGATTGTATAGCCACATAGTTATAGCCTCGTTGGTGTAGTTCGTAGAAAAGCGTTATTAGGATCGTTAAGATACTTCTTCATTAACTTGTGATCTTTTTCTATTGCTCCGTTAGTTTCTTTCATCCACTGTTCCCATATGGTTACGGGAATAGATGCTACTCTCATGCCATGCTGTTGCTTACCAAAAGTAAGTTTATCACCATAGTCATTTAATAATTCTTTATTGTTATTTAATATACCTTCTACATCTTGATGAGTAACAACACTGGCTGTACCATCAGAGTGTTCTTCTACTGTAGTTTTACGGTAATGCTTATCTCTCATAACGGCAATGATCCTCTATCTTTAGACATTGTTTTTAATTGTTTAACTGCTTTCTGTACAGATGCTTTAACAGTGTAAGGTTTTTCTTTTACTGTTTTTTCTTTAGGTTCTTTAAGACCTTCTTTAAGTAATGCTTTGCTCATAGTTTCCTCAGAAAGAAAGGCTCCCCCGAAGGGGAGCCAAACTCATTACGCCGCTTTGACGCCAATAATGGAACCGTTAGCCTGACCATTCTTACCACGAAGGCCATACTCAGCAACCATCATCTGCTTGACGGAATCACCAGTTTTAGCAAGGGTTTCGGTTTGGAAAGGACGCAAATAATCAATGCTCCAGAAATCGAAATCCAAAAGATACAACTGGTTTGCTAGACACAGACGGCTAGGTACAATCTTAAACGTACCAAAGTCTGTAACGATTACATCAACAGAATTAACAGCATGAGCAGGTGTTGCTTTATCGTGATTAGTTACAATATCAGCAACGACAGAACCTGCCAAAGCCGACATTTTAACTTTCAACGGAGCATCGCACATGATTACGTCAGGCGAACCACCTGCCTTCCAAATCTGCTCGACACAATTATTAAGCATACTCATAGTTAATACAACGTCAGCCGCACCACTTCTTGCTTTTACCGCAGAACCATCTCCGGGGTTAGCAACAGCGGCATCAGTAGGGCCATCAATGATGTTTGAATCACCTGCCGTTGCGTCACCAAGCCATGAGTTAACAGCGGCTGTCTTTCGAGCCACACCTGCACCACCTGCGGTAGCAACGTCATTACCTAACATCATCTTTTCCATATCACGCTTAATTTCTTTAGCGCGCTTAGCAAGTTGATATGCCTGTGCAGATTTACGACCTGCCCAATCAACGGCTTCTGCCGTACCTGAAGTCTGAACCGCTTTCTCAGAAATTTGAGTGTAGTTCACCAACTTGGTTGGCTCAACAACTGCCAACGATGCAGGATCATCACCTTCTAGTTTCTGGTTAGCGGCGGCGGCGGCGAGTTCATCTTTCTGCCACTCAAACAGAGTGTTAGAGCATGAGCCTCGACCTGCGCCAGACATGAACGGGGTGTCCATAGGACTAATGTTATAAATGATATCACTTAAATCTTCGCGTACCTGTACGCCATTAAAGGTCAATCGAGTATTTGCGGGAACTGCCATAGCAGATTACCTCCTTTGTTAAATGTCTACAAAATCCTCAAAGAGAGATACAGAATCATTTACATGACCGCTCTCCTTAAGACGCTTCATCTGTGCAGTACGTTTAACTTTGGCTTTCTCACCTTTCTTTTTGCCACCAGTTCCAGACTTAACCATTTTAGCGGTCTTTACTTTCTTCTTAGTCTTGGTTGACTGCTGTGCTTTCTGCATTTCTTGAAATGCTTTGGCTTGCATAAGTATGATGAGTGATCTATGGTCAGTTAGTTGGGATAACTCTTCTTGACTAAATCCTTGAGACATTGCAAACTCAGAAATATCTTTGCTTACTGCCTGTCGAAACTTAGGGTCTTTCCATTCCGGAATAACCTGTTCAAGTTTAGTGCGTTCTTGTTGAGCGATCTGGGCTTGCATATACTGTTGTTCTTGAGCGGCCTGCTCTTGAGCCTGCTGTATACCTGCCTGATCCTGTTGCATTTGAGTCTCTAAATCAGAAACCTCACTTTTCTTTGTAAGGTACTCTTCACGATCCTCTAATTTTAAACGCTCCCAATCTGTATTATTGACTAGATTGTTTAGCCTACCGTATTGCTGTTCTACAACAGCAGATGCGGCATCAATGTACTGCTGACGAAATTGCTGAGTCTGGTAAACTTCTTGCTGTGCCTGTTGAGCAACGGCTTCGGCTTGCTTGCGATATTCTGCAATCTCTTGGGTTTTTTTAGTATAGTCAGACTGACGGCTATAGCCTTTGATGAGTTCGTCTTGGCTTACTTCTAACTGCTCACCATTAACGGTTACAGTATAAAGTTCCTCAACTTCCTCTTCCTCTTCTGACTCCTCCTCAGAATCTTCATCGGAATCCTCTTCAACTTCAGATTCTTCCTCCAACTCCTCGGAAACCTCGTCCAATGATTCGTCTTGAGTTTCCTCAGTAGACTCTTCAACTTCTGTAGGTTCGCTTGCCTCGGATTCTGGTTTGGCCTCTTCAGGCTCCAAGATTCCAAGGAAAGCATTTTGCGCTTCTGAAATACTACCGGGTTCTACAGGGCGCGGGTTAATGGTATTCTCTGCCATTAATTTTTTCTCCTTTTAGATGTGATATTCTTTGAGTTTCTTCGCCATCTCTCCAGTCTCAATAATCGTGGTTAGATGAAGGCGTATACGCTCCAAGAGTCTTAAAGAAAGCCATGCTTGTTCTCTGGCTTCCGTTTCATCAATACTTGTGCTTATCCAAGTGTTGTGAATGTTTTCTGCTAAAAGGTCAAATGCTTCGTTGTATAGTGGGTCGTTGAGCAGGCGGGTCGCTTGTTGCTCTCGTTGTTCGGTCATGTTTATCCTATGGCTACTGGCCTATTTTGTTGTGCTTCTAGTGAAAGTTCTGCGGCTTTTAACTGATTGCTTACAGCGTCATCTGCGGCCTCCTGTTGGACTTTCATCATTTTAACTTGGAGTTCACCTTGCTTAATCTCCAGTTCTTTTTGTTTATTCTGCAACTCCATTTGTTGCATCTGTTGTTCTGGGCTAGGCTGTTGTGGCTGTGGTGGAGGCGGCGGGGTTAGGAAGTCATCGACATTCTGGTATCCCATAGCCTTTATAAGAGCCGCACCAATGTTATACATATTTTTTGGTGTTACGATAGGTAATCCACCCTGCATAGCCTGTCCTGCAAATGAAAGCATCTGTGATAGATGTTGCATCTGCTGATCTTTAGAGCCATTACCCAAGGCGACCGAGACAGTACAGTCCATCTTGTCATTCCACATATCAGGGCGTACTTGTACCCATTCATTGCGTAACATGACAACACGTTCCTTGTCTTGGTTTTTTAACAGGAGTTCGTAGATTTTATTCATTAGCCCCTTAACGCCTGTCTCCGCGAACTGACGGGCAATTAACTCAACCCTACTCTGGGCATTGGTCATCACCGCATTCACCGCTGTGGCCGTTGTGTGGCTTGTGAGAGCGTCTGCGTTAACACCCTGTGTATTTTTGTTTACACCAGACCTCGATTCCCTTACCTCGTCCAAGTATCCAAGCATCTGGAATGAGTATGGCTCAAGTGGAGGGGTAGCCAAAGGCGTAACTGCATTGGGTGATTTAACTCTAACAATACCGCCCGGACGTTGTGTAAGAAGGTCATCAAGGTTAGCCTGACCCTCTAGTACAGCGTATCGACCAAAGTTCTGGTTGTATGCATTGTCCATCAGGTTACGCATTAACGTAGATTTGATGAGTTGCAAGTCCATTACTAGGTCTGCAATAGATAAACCAAAGAACTTGTGCGGTATTTTAAGAGGAGTAATGCTGACAAATGGCTTGTTATCTACCTCTTCATTAGAGAATACATAGTCACCTACATGACAAATCTTTCTGAGTTCGGCAATGCCGTCATCATTATAATCTGTCTTTATAAATGACTCATGTAACCAATATTCTCTTAATGCTTCTTCTTCTACCCCGCCCCAACCGTAATTACTAGAGTCATCAAATGCATAACGGGCTAGTCGTTCAGCATTGTAAGTCTCTTCATCATACCCTGCGCCTAATTCTTCTGAATCAAAGTCCTGATCTGGGTACATCTGACGCAGTTCTGATACCGTCTTCCTGACTCTATGGCATACAAATCGTGCTTCTTCAATACTTTTTGCTTCTTTTGAAATTAAGAATTCATCAGGTGGTACGTTTTCTATAGAAATCTTACCGTTAGTTTCCTGTCGGATAACTACAATGTTGTATAAAGTTTCATCTAGGTAAACTTCTTCACGCTCAATGACTTCTATATCAGGATTGCTGATAAGAACGTCATGCTCCATCTGGGTTAGGTTATGGTATTCCTCACGTTGTGGGTCTGGATACTCATCCCACCATACTTTTACGATGCCGTTCTTCTGTAAGAGTGCATCATGGAACCATGAATACAGAATTTCCCAACCGTTATTATCCTTTGAAAAGACATAGTTAACGTAATCAGTGGCCTGT